AAAAGGATAAATAATTATGTCACTCATAGTCGAAGATGGCACGGGCCTTGCAACAGCCGAAACATATATCTCAGTAGCCGATGCCTCGACATATTTCACGGCGCGGGGCAACACGACCTGGGACGCGATTGCTACGGACGCACTCCGGGAAGCATACCTCCGGCAAGCCGCTGAATATATGCTTTCAAATTATCGTGACCGTTGGCAGGGCTTACGGATAAACAAAGACCAGGCGCTTGATTGGCCTCGGAATGGTGTAGTCGTGAGCGGCTATACGCTGGCTTATGACTCCGTGCCGACGATTATAGAGCGGGCGTGCGCGGAGTTGGCTTTAAATGCTTCATCGGCAGAGTTACAGCCGGATTTGACGCAGGGTGTTTTATCTGAAAAAGTCGGGCCGATTGAAGTCGAGTACGACAAAACAAGCCCGCAGGCGACCCGGTATAAGGCGATTGAGGCAATGCTGGCACCGTTTCTGAAATCAGGCGGCGGGGCTTCAATGGGGTTGATACGAACATGAGCTTTTATTCACGGATGCAGAAGACCTCTAATAAACTCTTGCTCGGCAAGGGTCAGACCGTGACGCTTACCCACGTTGTACCAGGCACCTACGACCCGGCAACCGGCGGCGTGACGAACACGACCACAACACAGGCCGGCACCGGGGCGGTAATGGAATGGGACGCCAGGCAGGTGGACGGAACTTTGATAAAAATAGGCGATAAACAACTTTTGCTTTCACCGTTGAACACGGCAGGCGCGGCGCTCACGGCTCCGGCACTTGGCGACACAGTAACGGACGCGGCGGGTGTTGTTTACACGCTGGTTGCACCGCTGAACACGCTTAGTCCGTCGGGCACGGCGGTGCTTTATACCTGCAATATGAGGGCTTGATGAGTTTTTCCGAAGATATAAAGAAGTTTGCACAAAAAGCAGCTAATAACGCTGATATTTTAGTACGCAAAACCGTGGTCGATATCGGAACGCGGCTTGTCAATCGTACGCCAGTCGGTGATGCGACATACTGGAAGTCAAAGCCTCCGGCTGGATATGTCGGCGGTCACGCGCGGGCGAACTGGTCACACTCAGAGGGGGCACTTGATCCGAAAGAATTTGATGTTATTGATCCGTCCGGGGCCGCGTCAAACAATAGGATCCTTTCAAGTGTTCCGATTAAAGCAGGCGGCAAGGTTCATTTTGTGCAAAATTCAGTACCGTATATTATACCGCTTGAAGATGGCCACAGTCGGCAGGCTCCCAATGGAATGGTAGCGATTACGGCGGTTGAATTTCAAGGACTTATAAACGCAATAGCGGGAGGTCTTAAATGAATATCAAAAAATTAGGTATTTATGCGCTTTTAAATACAGTTGATGGAAAAAGACACATTGGGCAATTGAACTGCAAAAGCTTTCAGCGTGCTTTTGCAAAAGATGGAAAAAGATCATTCCGGCTCATTGCATTAGAGGTATGTTCTCTTGAAAAACTGGTTGAACGGGAACGGTATTGGGTGGATCATTACCGAGAAGACAAGGGGGCTTATAATGCGGCTCCTGTGGCAGAACTGCCCGCAGAGACAAAGAAAAAAACAGCAATTTGGAATAAGCCGAAACCTTACAAAAACCCACAACCTCGAAAAGATGACTAAATAATGTCAATCGTATCCGTCAGGGCGGCCCTACAAACGAAGCTAAACGGGATAGCAGGAAGTATCGCTGTTGCCTGGGAGAATGTCGGCTATACGCCGGTTGTTGGCACGCCGTACCAGGCAGCTTTTGTAATGGCTGCAACTCCCGACAATCCAACCGTGGGCGACGGATTTTATAGAGAGCAGGGCATATTTCAAGTATCGCTTTTTTATCCGCTTCAGGCAGGCACGGCAACGGCAGAAGCAAGGGCACAGCTTATCAGGACCACATTTAAACGCGGCACGGGTATGGTGTCCGGCGGCGTGACGGTGTTAGTAGATAAAACTCCCGAGATCGGCCAGGGACGGGTTGACGGTGATCGGTGGCATATCCCGGTTAAGATTCGCTGGTCGGCTGGAGTGATAGCATAAGAATTTTTTAATTAACAATAAAGGAGAATGTCATGACGATTGCAAATTTAGTAAACAAAACAGTGGTAATCGCACAACAGGCGGCCAAAGGCACAATAGCTGCGGTTGATGCGGCAAGTGCTCAGACTCTACGTTTTATAAAATTCACACAAAACCAGACAAATGAAACGTATATGAGCAACGAAATGCGAGCAGATCAGCAGGTCGGTGACGTAAACATTGGCCCTCAAGATGGTGCTGGATCTTGTAGCGGTGAACTTGAGGCAGGAACTTATGAAATGTTTGAAGCTGCGATTTTACGGAAGGATTTTGTAGCTGGTGAAGCCAGCAGCGGCGATACTGATATAACGGCAGCAGTCACCAGCGGGGCCGCTGGAACTTTCACATCGGCAGCAACGGCCACACATATCACCGATGACATAAAAGTCGGTGATGTGATCCGGTTCACAGGTTTTACGACCACTCTCGTTGCAAACAATGCCCACAACTTCTTGATTACGGCCTTGACTGAGACTGTAATAACCGGGATCATGCTTGATGGCGTTGCGGTAGCTGCCGGAGCTGAGGCGGGATCTGTTACAGCAACCGTAGTTGGTCAAAAGGCTTGGGTGCCGGCAACCGCTCACCTTGAAGAGTGGTTCACCGTTGAGCATCGTTACTCTGATGTAGATCTTTCAGAGACATTTTGGGATGGAAAAGTTTCTTCAATGGCGGTTAAGATCCCGGCCTCCGGGATTCCCACCATTGATTTTAATCTGCTTGCTTTGCAAATGACCGCACAGGCTACGGGTGATTCACCTTATTTCACCGGCCCGGCTGCCATTACGACCACAGAAGTTGTCCACAGCGGAAAGGCACTGATTCTTGTTTCGGGCATTGAGCAGACCTTAGCAACCGGCATTGACTTTGAAGTTGTCGGCAACAATGCGGCCATGGGCGCGGTGGTTGGTACGAATATCAAACCGGGTATTTCTGACGGGCGTGTCGAAGTCAAAGGCAACCTTTCAATCATTTTCGAGGATGACACCATTTCCGGATATTACAGGGCAGGAACTACGGTAACGATATCCGTTGTAATTCCTGAAAGTGATGACGCTGATGCTGATTTCTTGGCGTTTCATTTTCCGAAGGTGAAGTTGACCGGATCGGCAAAGGATGGAGACAAAGAAATCGTTCAGAGCATCCCGTTTATGGCGTATTTTAATGCGGCGGGCGATGACGGCGTGACCTCAACGGTTAGCACGCTGGCGACCACAATGAGTATGCAAGACAGCACATTAACATAATTTTAACCAGGAGGGGAGGGGTAAGTATGGCACCAAAAGCAAAAAAGATCGACCTGGCAAGTATCGACACCGTAAAGGGGTCAAACAAAGGTTTTGACGTTAATATTTATCATCCGGGCACAATGGTTGACCTGGGCATCACAATCAACGTGCTCGGCAAGGACTCCGACGAATTTCAGAAGGTCAGCTGGGCACAGCAGAAAAAACGCATGGCGAAAATGACCAAGGGCGGCTTCCGTGTGCAAAGTTTAACGCCGGCACCTGAAGAGGTCGAACAGGACGGCCTTAAACTTCTGGCCAAATGCACCCGGTCATGGTCCGGGGTTGTCATCGATAGCAAGGACGTTGAATTTTCAACTGATAACGCCGTAATGGTTTACGAGCGTTTTCCTTGGATCAAGGAGCAAGTTGATACTGCAATCGGTGACAGGGCAAATTTTATTCCGAGCTGATCGGCGAACCGGACCGGGAGGGATCTGGGTGTAGCATCCTTCCCGGTTACGGACTGATTGGCTACGCGCAGCATGAATTTAAACTTAACAAAAGGCAAGAAGATGGCACGACTTACCGGGATCACCTTGAAAAACAGGCGAGAAATTGTCAGCTTACCGGCAAGACGCCTCCCAAACAGCTTGAACCGGTGGACCTGCCATATTGCATGAATTATTTATGGGCCTGGTTTTGCAATCTGTCAGGCGGACGCGGATACACGGAGCATGGACCGATGCAGCTAACATATTCGGAAATTCAGGCATGGTCGCAACTTACGAAAACAGACCCGACAGCGTGGGAAGTGAATGCACTTAAACAGGTTGATCGGGTTTTTTTGGCGGAAGTAGGGAAAAAGTAACATGACTGATATTGCTGCGTTATATATCAAGGTGGATTCAAAAGGCGTTGTCACTGCCGATAGAGACCTTGAT